GTACTACAGTCTCGAGAAAGAGCGTGCTGATTACGTTGCAGACATTTATCTCTCAATCATCACGCATGGTCAGGGAGAAGAGGGATATGAGAAGGCAATGTACCAGCGAAAGGTCTTTCCTCGACAACAAATGCCTGGGATTAACGATCGTCAGAAAGCGGCTGGCCTTGCACTTCAAGGCTCGGACATGGCTTTTAATCAGCTTCTTAATGAGCAGATGGGTGCTGCCCAGCAGCAGGGTACTGTGGAAGACGCGGTATCCCGATCGGCGCAAAGACAAGAAGCGCTAATATCTCCACTTGAAGGAGGGATGTAATGGCGACATTACTTTACGTTCGCAACGTAACATCTTTGTTTCGCGCATACACGGATGAGCCAGACCTTTCATTTCTTACAAGTGCAGATACCCAGACCTATCTTGAGATTGGGTACAACGAGTTCCGGCAAAAGGTTACAAGTCTTGCGCCTGCCACATATGCTGTAGATGTAACGATTACGCCAAGTGGAACTACTTACAACTTAGCTACTGGCGCGGTAAAGATACTTGGCTCTTCTCCTACAAGCGCACGCATGTCTCGGTTGCTCTCTATACGCAATGCAACTCCAGATATTGACCCGTTTATTTGGACAGGGGCATCCTCAAAGCGAGCTTTGCAAACGACCTACCGAGGCTATTACCTTGAAGGCCAGTTGCTTCATTTTAGTGCAGATACTACAGCCCCGCTTAAAGTCCAGTACGTGCCAGAAAGCACGGTAGACTGGACCAAGTCTGCATCACACGAAAATGAATACATCGATGACCTTGTGGAGTTCCACGACATCATCGCATTGCTTGCGTACAAGCAATACGCAATAAGGGACAGCAGTACCAGTGAGCAAATCCAAAGACAACTCAGCATGCGAATGCGGGATTTGGAGTCTACTCTCCTTCGGCGCAATTTCGATGGGCCGCACTATGTGGCTCGCACAGACACAACCTACGAGGACTACTAGGTGGCTACTGACTCCAAAGAAGTAGAACTGCTTCGAGAAGGCTTGCAATCCACCACCGCAAGCAAAGGAAGCTTTGCGCTTAATCTTCACTACTTCCAAAACGCATGGCATGTGCGTAAAGGGTTTGGTCAGAAGTTTCAGCGAAGCACCGAGTTTTCTACTCCTTTTGTTGGAGCCGCTGCAACCTCAGTATACTGGGGCTTTGTCGAGCATATGGGAAGCAAGCTAATACGAACTAACTTTGGTCACGATCAACTCGTATCAGTATTTGCCGCTAGAGTCAGAACGGGGGCTGCGGTTGGATTTTATACCCGCAACCTTACATCGTTAATTTACACTGTAACGATTGATGATTTAACGACCGGCGACCATTGGGAAGAGGCGCTGTATCCTCATACTTCCGCACAAGCAGCGGCAGACGCAGACACAAAGGCTGCGACAGATCAAATGGGTCTTTCCCTTCCTCGATGGCATGGGTGCTACGAAGTTTCCGCTAAGCCTTCTTTGACTACGCCTATTTCTAAAGGAAGAGGGAAAGACTATGCAGCATGGCTTTCTCCGTCCGGTGAAACATTAGACATTAATGAGCCTAAGCGTCCGTTTTTCTTTTGTGAATATCGAGACAATTTAATCTTTGGGAGCCCCAGTGCAGGTCTTTGGTCGTACTTTCCAGCGTCATACAGGGAAAGCCGAAGAAAAACTGTAAACCAGCTGTATGAATCAGAGTGGATGGAGCCTTATTCAGAATCTTCAGCCATCAAACAAATATCATTGTGCAACGGTCCATTCTCAGATGGGTATCGATACTTTAGGCAGAGCACATTTGAACCTCCTCGGGCTGCAACCGTGCTTGGTAGTCGAGTAGTTTATGCCGGAGAGCGTTCACTGTATTTTTCAGACTCAGGTTTTCCAGCCTCAATCATGGCAACGAACGTCCTGTCGATTGACTCAGACCATGAGATTACAGCGATACAAGAGCAGATGGGCAACCTGCTTATCTTTACTAAGAGCGAGACATTCTTGTATCGCCCACAACGCGGGCTCGTTGTTTCAGGTGGTCAGCTTGATAAAATCTCTGAGTTTGTGGGTTGCGAAAACGCAATGTCTATCGTTCAGGCAGAAGGTAATGTGTTCTGGGCTGACTCAAGAGGAGTGCATCGAACAACAGGAAACATGTCCATCTCAACAATGACGGACGATATTGATGACCTGTTTATCACAAACCCACTTACGTCTTATTACGCCGAGTCTGGAGTCACTACAACAAGTCGAGCTCAACCAAAAACGGTTACAAAATACAAGCCCAAAAACCTGCATTTAACGTACTCAAACAAGTTACGCGCCCTATTCCTTACGATGCCAGAAGAAAACGCTTCTCTGTGCTGGAGCGAGGGCAAGTGGTCGCTTTGGACAACCGAGTCTAATGTCTTTGTGTCAGGAGGGTCTGATGTTGTCGGGACAAAGCGAGATATGGCAAGCCCTTGGATTGTAGCAAGCGAGTCAGGGCTTTACATGGTTACGACCGCAAGCCCAAAGCTTGTTGATGATGCGGCAAGATATGATGGAAATGCAGGAACCCCGGTTAACGAAGACGTTTTAAC